CCGTTAGCATATATTCCTTTGTTGATCCACATATAATTATTTGCTGTATGTGGTGGAATTTCAAGATATGTTGTCTGATTTGCAATAGCAAGATCAGACCTTACTATCAGCGTTCTTCGTTCATTGGCATTATTATAATAGGACATTTCATACCAATATATGTATGTTCCATCAGTGGCAATAGAACTGCTGGCACCACTTGTTTTAGCGGCAAACGGCGTTAATTTTACGGTACTGACTGCTAATGTGGATTTTTCAATTCTGTATCCATAATTATACTGCTTATAATAAGAAGCTCCTACCGACATGATAAATATATAATCAGAGGTCTGACACATTGAGCTGCGACTTACATCATCGGAATCTATTGGAACATAAATATTGGTAACATCTCCATCAGAAATCCGAACTCTAATTAGGTCTTCTCCCATTGCACTCGAACAAAGCCAATATATATAGGTACCGTCCTGTTCAACAACATTCTGTCTATATGAAAAAACTGTCGCATCAGCAGTACAATGGTGGTTACTGACCTTAATCCATTCAACTGTTTTTGTTGTAATGTTATAAAGCACCAGTGCTGTCATAATATGCGATGACACTGTTATTTCATAGCCTCCTAATTTTTTTGTGCCGGCAGAATAATTGTCAAGCTTGCCTACAATCGCAATTTTTTCAGATCCTGAAATTGACACTGAATTAAACGGTTCAAAATCACAATTTTCCGAAAGGATTTGAATTTTCAGAGATGCACTTGCAACAGCTACATCATCCACTTGCACACATCCATCAGGATCAGTTGTATCAACTGCCCTGAAGTCATGTTTTTCTGCTGTAGCAATAGTTCCAGTTGCAGTCCAGTTGCCCGTTTCGTCTACAGCAACAGTACCATCAAAAAGTGTCCATTCACCTTCCGGACTGGAAACCCTTGAATAGACATCAACAACTGAGCCGTTTGAAGTTCCAGTAATACTTCCTTCAGTTCCAGTGGTAAGTGCCGGTGTTTCCATTGTAAGGGTTGCAATTATGTTGCTTATATCACCTCCATTTAATCCATAAGTTTCATAGTCCCTAACTCTAATTATAACCACGCTATTAACACTAAATCCATCAGCGGTTGCTATGGTAACTGTTTCGTCAAAGTCACCATTTAGACATGTAATATAATCTCCAGGATGTATCTTAATCCAAGCAGTTCCATTCCAAGCCTCTATTACTATTCTTCCAGCAAGCAAGACATACAGTCCAGAAACATTGAATGCAACATCAAGTTGAACATTATCAGGAGAGTCAACATCATAAATTCTGAGCTGTTTTATATCCTCATCAATATCGCCATCAGCATTACCAAGTCCAGCATACCATGTAGTTATAGTTGGATCTGAAGCAGGAACTATCTTATCACCAACTGAACCAAAGAAATAATGTGTTTCATTAACAAACTCGCCAATGAGGTAGAATGGATTGCCTTCATTTAATGAAACTATCTCTATACTCTTAAGCACTATAGTAAGTAGTCCTAAAGCATCTGTTGTGCCAAAGAAAAAACGGTTAGTTCCACTCGCTGTATAGTATTCACCAGCACTATTATGCAACAATCCTTTCTCATCATAGTATATAGTAGACGATGCAGGGAAGTTTGCGAATAACGTACCGACAAACGTACAAGTAAACTTATCATCGCTACTCTCTACAATATCAACTGCAACGAGCTGCGTTCCAATATTACGTAACGTAACAACACCGCTTACACTTGTGTTTTTTACGGTTTTACCTAAGTCTAATGTTGTTTTCGAGAAGCTAAGTCTCTTCATAAACTCAATTCTCCAATATTAAGGTAACACAGTCTGCGCGACTGTTATATTCGTAGTAGAGAATGTGGCCCTCTCCGGAGCACTGTTTTCCCCGTCAGATATATCAATATAAACATCAGCAGGAGTAACAGTCTTTCCTATAAGTATTGAACCTGTTACTATTTTAACATTTTTAATTGCCGCCGATAAACCATTAACACCTATTACAGCAACATCCGTACCAATAGGTAAGCTATTTCCAAGGGTTGCTATATCAAGTTTAAGTGCAGTCAACTCAGGAGCAGTTAGTACTGTTTTAACCGTAATTGTTACAGCACAATAGATAGGAATTGCCACAGGCCTTGAGAACGGTACAAGGTACAATTTTCCCTTGTAGTCATAAGCTGGGATAGCTGTTACAAGCCCATACAAAGCTGTACCACCACCGACTGCGTCAAGAATAGTCTGCGCTATTTCTGCATCTCGTGTAGTTACAAGTCCTTGCTGTTCAATAACACATTCCATACTATGCGGTGGTCTTCCTCTGGTGTCTGCTACACTGTTGGGATTATGAAATACTCGCACATAAGTAAGAGGAACTTTTTTTTCATCTTCATTAAGAAGCAATAACGCCCTCAATACACCGTTAACGGTTGATCCTAACGTTGTTGTGACATTAAGCTCTCTTCTTGCAAGAACTTCTTCATCAGTCTCTTTATTGCGACCAGGAACTGCGTCATTTACGTGTGTTATGTACTCAACGCCAAATATGCCTTTTTCAACTATTGTAACAGTTCCAGCTGCTGCAACTAACTTCTGCTTAATTAAAGAACGCAACTCAATAGTTACATCACCATAAGTAGCCGGAGCATATAAACCAGTTGATGCCCCAATAGTATATTCCTGCGTAGTCTGAAACTTTATTGAAGGATCTACTGTTGATACTACGACAAATCCTACCGGAATCACTGTACCGGGAGTACCTACTATTTTTGTTCCGTAGATATACGAGTAACTTGCTGCATATCTACGAATCCCATTTAAAGCAACAAGGTCATCTAACTGTGTATTTGACGCTGTGTAAACATTCCTCGCAGAATACAGCAACTGAAACAATTGCCATAAAGCATATTCTCTTGCAGCAGCTGTAGCAACAACCTGAGCATTCGTAGTCGAGGGCTCAAACACAGCTTGCGGTTGAGTTGATCTTATATCTTCTATTATTTCAGCAATTATAACAGACATCGGCTTCATTACGAAACCTTCAGGCGTTATACCATATGTCATAATGTGACCCCCATATTTTCTAAAGTAGCGGCGCCATTAGCTCTGAAAGTAACGTACAGCGATCTACTCGGTTTGTCAAAAGTCATAGCAAATTCAGATATAGACTCAACACCAGGAGTTGTCACTATTGCACGTTTTATAACTGTTGAAATAGTATTCAAATCAGGATTGTCTATAAATACATAGTCCATGTACGGAACACCTTCATCACTATTCAAAAACCATTCACCTTTAAAAGTCTGTAACCTCTGTTTAATATGCTGTATAACCTGGTTATAGTCTTCTACAACTTTCATATCACCATTTTCGAATGATATGTAACCAAGCTCATTTACAGCTATGTCAGTACGTTTAGCCATTTATCCCTCTAAGAAATATCGCCGCCTGCTGAGTCAGCACCGGCTGTAACATTACTAACAGTAACAATACCATTGTTCTTAAAATGATTTACTATTACCTTAGACATTTTTCCCCAAGCTTCACGAGTCTTTGTATCGGATTCTGCAATACCAAATTCAGCTATAAACGCTGCTGTAAGCTGTTCTATGCTTAACCCTGTTTTTGGCATACTACACCTTTATTGTTTCAAGTTCTGCTTTTATCAAGCCCAAGTCAACGACTGTACTAAGTTGTTGTGGTCCCATCATTGTTGGAACAGTTGCTGTCATAAGTTTATCAATTACTCTTATTACAGCATCTATCAATTCTACTTTTATAGCGGAACCACCTTCTATCTTAATTTTACCTGATGGTAACAACTCAACCAAGCTCTGGTCATTTTTAACAATTATGTTTCCTGTACTTCTGACAGGTACTGATAACGCAGCTTTGAACGGAAGTACGCCTGGAATAAAATAAGCATCAGACAAATCATGATGCCTTGTATCTTCTACTTTATGTGTTGCACCATCTCCGCTAAGATAATTCTCTAATGAAAATGTAGTAAACTGCAGCATACCAATATCACCTTTTTTAATAGGCATATAGATATAAGCTGCACCGTTATTAGCGCTAAGATGCTGCACAGGAACATCAAATATTACGTCTATTTCTACGTACTTAAGCTGTGAAGGATCTATAACATTAAAGTTATCATCATACGTGTCGTCAGGTAACATGATAAGAGGTTTAACCTGCGCTTTTTGTGTATCGGCATCATACTTAACTAATTTACCAGGCATAGAGGTATACATGCCGCGTGCTTTGGCTTCTATAGCATTATTTATTAATCTAAGCAATTCTTGCATTATACTGCCTCTACCTGCATCTCAAACGCGCCATCAAAATTGTCACCAGTAAACACTATATCTTTCACCGTAAAATAATTGTTTATATTCATGCTTTCAAGTTTAAACCTACTGCCTACAGATAACCTTGAGTCTATTAGTGCTTTAAATTTAACTACACCTTCTTTTGTAATAAACGGTGATTCTATTAGTCCACTCTTACTGTTAAATACCAAACCTTGATCGTCTATGGCACCTTTGTACGGGGCGATTATTAAAGCATTGTTACTTATATACACGTTGTAATTAAACTTCTTCAATATCTTTGTCAATATGCTAAGAGCACACTCATGAGCAGTAACACCATGGCGCACAGTGTTTTCTAATATCTCAAACTCACCTTCTTCTTTTTGTCCAAGTACTTTCCAAGGATTATGCACTTTTATACCTAACCCACCTAACACTTGCTTACAGTCATTAACTATAGTAGAAATCTTTGTTCCAGGAGCATAACTTTTCTGCAGAACTCCTAATCTATCTTCACGAACTCCTTCTGCTATTCTAAATGTTGTAACGTTATTACCAGCACTCTTTTGTCTGTTAATAGATAACACATTCCCATAAATAATCTGATTAACAGTATACAAATGGCCTGCTTTAAGTATTAGCACAGGGTTACTACAGCTATTTATTTTATCGAACGTGCTCTGCATCATATTTGTTATAGCTACTGTGCCATCATTAGCTTCTTTACTTGTACTCTTCTTAATGTTAAAACTTATATGCAAGTTTGATGCTTTCAATAAATTAACTGACTCAGTTTGCGTAGTAAAAAATACTCCAGCACCATCTTTAGGCCCAACAGCAACATCTACTATTCTGTGCATACGTTCAGACATTATTCCTCGTACATCAAAACATGGGTGTTGTCTAAATCATCAAATATTGGATCACGACCTGTTTTAGCAACATCAACTATAGTAAGTTCACCTAACGGCAATCTATCATCGTTATACGTGTTCAACAGTGGTATATTACTTTTTACTTTTATTCCAGTCTTTATTATATCACCATTTGCGTCAGCAATACCAAAATACCATGAAGCTGCTCTATAGTTGTAATCAAACATTAAAACAAACTTTGTGCCACTTAATGTGGTATAAAAACTAAATGAAACGTCCCGCGATTCACCTAATGTAATACTATATAACATTCTACCATCCCGAAATTATTTTTGCGATCCACTCAATAACTACTGCCCAGGCACTTTGACCCTTAACCTTCTCCATAGCTTCCTTGACTTCTTTCGGAACCTTTTCACCATTTGATGGTGGTTTAGGTGGGTTACCAGCACCTTTCTTCTTCTTACCTTTGTTAACTTTGTCAAGCCAGTAGCCAGTTGGTTTGTACTCACCGAAATCAGGTAAATCATCTATCTGCGATCTAACAAACGTAATCTCAGAGAAAGTCATAGAAAATTTAAGACTTCCGATAGTAGCTGCATCTGCGGCAAAATCTATGCTAGACACACTTAAATTTCTAAACAAACCAAGACTAATTTCTATTTCAAGTAAGATGTTCGCTTGCATACAAATAGCACAGAACTCTTTTGCCGCAGCTACATATACATTTTCTGCATTGTTATCACTAAGCGCGTTAAGTCTTACAGCATAATCTGAAAACTCGACTGGACTCTCTGAGACGATGCAATCCACTGACACTTCAATTGGTTTTACTACAGCGTTATCAGTTGCATCAGGCCCTTCTTCAACGGGGAAGCGTGTAACATCTTTTTTAAAGGATAACTTTTCACTAAGTACACAGTCGACTTCTATTGTAGACAGTATCTTGTTGTTACTTAAATCATAAGCTCTAAGTATACTATGTTTAGGTTCAGCAAAAGCTGCTGCATACGTATTAGTACTCAATTAGGCCTCCAAGGACCAGGTATCTGCTTGTTTAAATTTTTTACGGCCTCATTAAACTGCTTAAGCATCTCAGGATAAAACTCCTCTTTTATCGGCTGCTTTACATATATGTTATTTGTCTGTTGCACAACCACAGGTTCAGACGCAGTAACACCTTTAGGATTATACGATTCTGTTGTATAATAGTCCTTGCCAGAAAATGGTGAATCTGCACTGTTACCTTTTAGCTGATCAACTGGTTTGCTTTCCGGCCTATAATTAGCCTCAGCAATGTAACCAAGAGTCATACCAAACGCTGTGTTCTTTAACACTTTCCCGCCCATGCGGAGTACTTTCCACAACCAACTATCTTCCATAGACTTATCAATGCTTTCTATCCACGTATCAAAAGCATCTTTCATCCTCTGATAAAATTTACCCCAATAGTCTAGTATACCATCAATGTCTATACTTGTAAATACGTTGCTAAGTACGTCCGTAAATCCAAAAAATGCAAGAATTATACCAAGCAATGCCATAAATATAAGTCTAAACATCTCAAGCACAGTCTCAGCTAATGGGCTTATCTCAGCAAGCTTACCAAACACAGTATCAGTATTTTCTTTATCTGTAAAATACTTATACAAGTCCTGTATAGCGAGGAGTACACCTACTACAGCTAAACCTAACAGTATCCAGGGCGCGGCCCCCATGGCAGCAGCAAGACGGCCTGCTTTAATGGCCGCTGTTAACTTTGTAATTAAGCCGATAGCCATAAGAATTATACCGCTACTAACCCACAACCTAATTAGCCTATATAAAACATGTAACTTATGAAATAAAGCAGCAAAGCCTACGCCAACACCTTTTAATGCAAAACCAGTAAAAAATAGTGTAACTACTGCGGATAAAGACTTTATTATATCTTTGTACTCACCAAGCAAGCTTATTATCCATACTATAAGTCTACCTGCACCAAGTAGTTCAAGACCTATAGTTTGCAACGCAAGTAATATTGCGTCCAAAGATTCCGATATTACGTCAGCAATATCACCTTTGTACTTATTGAAAAAAGCCATTACAGCTTCCATAAGAGATAACGCTGTAGGCGTTAGGCCTTCGCCAATACTACGCTGAAGTAATATAACCTGGTCAACAAGGTTAGACCACATACCAGGTACCGTCTTCATTATAAGACTGCTCATCTGGAAGAATCTTCCACCAGCTGAAGTAAGATTTATAAACACCTGTTCAACATCTTCGTAAGCAACTTGTCTATCAGATATTGCATCACGTATTTCACCAAGAGACATCTTCTTAAATTTTTCTAACTTCTGCAATTCTGCAAGCATTGGAAGTCCAGCATTAGCAAAATC